GCGTGGAACCAGGTGAGAACCGCTCGTAAGGGCGTGACTACCACTTTTCGCTCCAACATCAGGCTGATAAACCCGACGAAGGCTTGAGGTGTCTTAAAGGCGACGCTCCATTCTTTAAGATGGAATGGCGTGAGGGAGGTTCCCTCAACGACGAGAGCCTTGGCAAACTCGAATACGCCCCGGTTAGAAACCAAAGACTTACTCAAGTTTACGGCGACTCCGATCCTTCGGCACAGCGAGAGGTACTCGTTGGCAACCCGTTCGCTCAACACGTCATCACCCCAGAGGACTACGTCATCTCCGAGCAGTTGGTAGTTCAACCACCAACCCTTATAGCCCGACAATCGGGCTGCTAATTGAATTAGCATATGATGTGAAAGAGCGAACGTTGCCCAACTTGAGTAGGCGCCCATGGGTTGCCCACAGGCGTATCGAACTTCCTTAACAAGGAGAGGCTTCACCCGGACCTTCTGGTCCTGGAGCATAAAGAAGTCATCGCCTGAGGCGATCTTCTTAGCGTCCTCTGTGCTTATAGCATAGGTTCTATCTACCAGCAGCTTTCGCCAAAGTTCCGCGAACTCGTACGCACCTGGATCCCGAAAGATTGAAGCTAGAAGCTCCGTTTGCAACCGAACCGGGAACCGGTCGGTGGCAGCTGAGAGGTCGAAGCTCCAAAAGTTCTTAACTCCGGATGCTGCCGCCGAGGCGGCTCTTCGAACCCCTGCCTGCTGATCAAACGTACAATCTGTAGGGATCGACCTTAATACCTCATAGAGGTGGGTATGTAGCTGTTTTAGCAGCGTTTGCGTCCAGTAATCTACTAACGCAAAGATCCTCACTTTTCCCGCGGCTTCCTCTTTGGTACTGATACGCCCTAGGCGTGGTTCAGGCACACGTGCCGATGGCATTCGCCACCGCCAGGCATACTTCCCCAGCCGGCGGACGAGAGGCAACACCTCGGTAGAGTGAGTGAGTTCGGCATACCGCTTGAAGGTCTCCCAAAGGGGGTGAACGAGGATGTGAGCCGCGTCGATGTAACAGTTCATCATGGCCGGACCATTAGGTCCGCTCTTATTGGTTACATGTGGATGTTTCCACTGTAACGCACTAAGGTCGGACGGCTCATAGCCGAAAGACCCCAACGCAGCGACGAACCGCCTAGCGGAACCCGCCCAATCCACTGATGCTCTGAACACACCGAGGTTCGCAGTACACGGTTTGATCACGGAGTCCAACCGTAACTCGCCCGGGATTATCATCTCCCGGTACAAGCTAAGGATGAACAACGCGACCATCCTATCCAACGTTGACCCCGCCGTGGCGGGAACACGGATTGCCCTAGGCAGTAGCTTCGGGTATCCTGCTTTGTCGAGCCCAATAGGAAACGCAGTGGCGCACTTGCGCTCCGGTGTACCGCCCATCGCCTTAGTAAGGCAACGGTGAGCTTCCTTGAGGTAAGCTACAGTATTCACGGGACCTCGTGTTTCCATGAGGCGATCCGCGAATGCCAGCACCGCCTGAGCAGCGTCCACCCGGTTCTTGCTCCACCCGAGCAAGAGGCTGACCGTATGGATGGTTTGGGAGTGTTTCAGCA